GTCAGCTAACGAAGTTGATAGAGACACTTTAGCTTAAATTATACATAAGGGAGCAGGGCAACTTGCTCTCTTATTTTACTTAGGAATTATTATGGCAGAGAACTACCTAACATTAACAAATAAAGTCATAGCAAGGTTGAATGAGGTTGCATTAACTTCAGCAACCTTTTCTAATGCTAGGGGTATACAAGTTCAATGCCAAAATGCTGTAAATGAATCAATTAGATTTATTAATCAGCGAGAGTTTAACTATCCATTTAATCATGCAACTGCTTCTCAAACTTTGACAGCAGGTGTGGTTAGATATGATTTACCTGCATCTACTAAAACAGTAGATTATAATACATTTAGAATTGTAAAGAATAGTGACTTAGGTAATGGTGGGTATAGACTGCACATACTTGATTACAACGACTACATAAATAGGGTTGTCAATCAAGAAGATGAAATAGAGACTACGACAACAAGTACATCTCACACAGATAGTGATACAACTATAACTGTAGTCAGCACTACAGGTTTTGATAGTGCAGGTACAATAGTCATAGGCAATGAAACTATTACATATACAGGTACAACAAGTACGACATTTACAGGTTGTACTAGAGGTGCAGGTGGTACTACAGCAGCTTCAATAGCTAGTGGTATTACAGTAGCACAGTTTGACAGAGGTAGTGTTCCTGAATATGTTGTAAGAACACCTGATAATAACTATTTATTATATCCATATCCAAATAAATCATATGTAATAAAGTTTGACTATTACACATTTCCAACTGATTTATCAGCTTTTGATGATACAACAACTATACCTGATAGATTTGCACCTGTAATCATAGACGGTGCTACAGCTTTTGTATATCAGTATAGAGGTGAGACACAGCAGTATCAATTAAATATGCAGAGATTTGAACAAGGCATAAAGAATATGCAAACACTATTAGTGAATAAGTTTTCATATTTGCGTTCAACATATATACCAAGAACAGGAGTGTATAACTCAGGTAGTGTAGATATTAGGGCATTATAATGGCAGACCAATCTCAAACAGTGCCTTCAGCATTTACTTGTGAAGGTGGTTTAGTACTAAATAAATCTACATTTATGATGCAACCGGGTGAAGCATTAGAGCTAGAGAACTTTGAGCCTGACATAACAGGTGGCTATAGAAGAATAAACGGCTTTTCTAAATATGTTTCAGTAGTTGTACCACAGACAGCATCTTCTACTGAAAAGGTACTTATGGTTGTTACCTTTGGTAATAAAGTGTTAGCAGCTAGAGGTGAGAGCATTTATAGTGCAGACCCGGGTGGCGGTTCATGGACTAGCATAGATAGTGGTAGAACAAATGCAGGTAAGTATAGGTTTGAAAGATTTAATTTTGATAACAATGATAAATTAATTGTTGTAGATGGTACTAATGCTCCTACTGTTTTTAATACTTCATTAACTGCTACTGATGTTTCAGCATCTTCTGTAGCAGGTGCAAAACACGTAGCTGCCTTTAGAGACCACATGTTTTACTCAGGTATGTCAAGCACTCCACAAGAGCTAGTTTTTAGTAAGCCTTTTGATGAGGATGATTTTTCAAGTGGTGCAGGTTCAGGTTCTATTGCAGTTGATGATAATATTGTAGGTATTAAAGTTTTCCGAGATAACTTATTTATTTTTTGTGAAAATAGAATATTTAAGTTGGCAGGTTCTTCAGTATCGGATTTTGCTATACAAGATGTAACAAGAGATATAGGATGTATAAATGGTGACACTATTCAAGAATTTGCAGGTGACCTTATATTCCTTGGTCCTGATGGGTTGCGTACCATCGCAGGTACAGCTAGAATCGGTGACGTGGAGTTGGGCACTATAAGCTCTAATGTACAGAGCATATTTAATGAAAACATATCTAGTGCATCAGAATTTGACAGTATAGTTATACCAGACAAAACACAGTACAGAATATTTTTTACTAAGAGTGGCACTGTAGAGAATCAAACTAAAGGTATTATATGTTCACTTAGAGGACAAAAGTTTGAATTTGCAGAACTTAGAGGTATAAAACCTGCAAGTACTGACCACTTTGTTGATAACGGAGATGTAATAGTTTTACATGGTGGCTATGCCGATGGTTATGTTTATAGGCAAGAATTAGGTGATACCTTTGATGGTGTTAACATAGCAGGTAAATATAGAAGCCCTGACTTAACTTTTAATGACCCCGGAATAAGAAAGCATATGCAAAGGGTTATTATAAACTACGCACCTGAATCTGCAATAGATGCTGATTTATTTTTAAGATATGATTATGAGGATGCTAATGCTGCAAGACCTGCGGCATATCCTTTAGATTCAAATAATGTTATAGCTATTTACGGAACATCTTTATATGGTACAGCAACATATGGAGGTACAACTCAACCTCTTGTAAGACAAGCAGTAGAAGGCTCAGGGTTCGCTGTAGCATTAAGAGTTAGAGATGGAGAAGGAAGTGCACCTTATTCACTTAAAGGTTTTCAGTTAGAATATCAATTAGGAGCAAGAAGATAAATGGGAGCTACATACACTAGACAATCCTCATACACAGACGGAGACGTAATCACTGCAGCTCATACCAATGATGAGTTCAATCAGTTATTAGCGGCTTTCGCTGCAAGTACAGGACATACCCATGATGGTACGACTGCTGAAGGTGGTCCTATCACTAAGCTATTAGGTACAGCAATCACAATAGGTGATGGCACAGCAGGTACAGATATCACAGTTACATACGATGGTGAATCCAACGATGGTGTAATGAAGTGGATGGAAGATGAGGATTATTTTGAGTTCAGTGATGACATACTTATTGCTTCTACAGAGAAGCTACAATTCAGAGACACAGCTATATACATCAATTCAAGTGCCGATGGACAACTTGACATTGTTGCCGACACAGAAGTCCAAATAGCTGCCACAACAATTGACATAAATGGTGATGCAGACGTATCAGGTACACTTACATATGGTAGCTTATCTGATGGCTCTATAACTATTACAGCATTTGTAGATGAAGATAACATGGCATCTGACAGTGCTACTCTTGTACCTACACAACAATCTGTAAAAGCATATGTAGATGCACAGGTAACTGCTCAAGACTTAGACTTCCAAGCAGATACAGGTGGTGCATTAAACATAGACTTAGATAGTGAGACACTTACTCTCACAGGTGGTACAGGTATTGATACAAGTGGTAGTGGTAATGCTGTTACCTTTGCTATAGATTCTACTGTAGCTACACTTACAGGTTCACAAACACTTACAAATAAAACAATAGATGTTGATAACAACACTGTATCTAACATTGAAGTTGACAATCTTAAATCAGGTGTACTAGACACAGACTTATCTTCTGTATCAGGTAGTGATGATACGTTAGCTTCTGCAAAAGCTATTAAAACTTATGTGGATTCACAGGTAACTGCACAGGACTTAGACTTTCAGGGTGATTCAGGTGGAGCACTAAGCATTGACTTAGACAGTGAAACCTTAGACATTGCAGGTGGTACAGGTATTGATACTTCAGGTTCAGGTAATACACTTACTGTAGCTATTGACAGTACTGTTGCTACACTTACAGGTACACAGACACTTACTAATAAAACACTTACAACTCCTACCATAAGCAGTATCACAAACTCAGGTACTATTACATTACCTACAGCTTCAGACACATTAGTTGGTAGAGCTACAACTGATACACTAACTAACAAAACTATTGACGCTGATAGCAACACAGTCTCTAACATTGAAGTAGATAACTTTAAAGCTAGTGCTGTTGTTCTTGAATCAGAAGGTATTGCTTCTAATGACAATGATACATCATTACCTACATCAGCAGCTGTTAAGGATTATGTAGATACACAACTCACTGCTGAAGACTTAGATATTACAACAGACAGTGGTACAATTGCAATTGACCTTGACAGTGAAACATTAACTGTTGCAGGAACAAGTAATGAAATAGAAACTAGTGCAACAGGCAATGTAGTCACAATTGGACTACCAAACTCTGTGACTATAAGTGGTACTTCAACAGCTACCACATTCAGTGGTGACTTAAATGGCACAATCAATACTGCTACTACAGCTACTACACAAGCATCAGGAACGAGTAATACATTAGTTGCTACCACAGCCTTTGCAGTTACGGAAGCAAACAATTCAGCAGTAGCAATGGCAATTGCTCTAGGATAAGAAAATACTTGACAAATATAGTAAAACCGAGTATAATTATATAACATAAGGAAAAGGAAATGGCAAACGCATTTTTATCAGAAACAGATACAGGGATTGGAACATCTCCTGCTACCATATTAACATGTGGTGCTTCTACTG